CAGTCCCAACTCCTTGGGCAAGACCACCAAGTCCGCTAAATAATCCAGACGAGTATGAGGCCCGTGCTTGCTGCGTAGCTGCATTTGCACTCAGTATGTTCTGCCTGTTAGCCGCACCAAGGTTAAGGAACGCATCTGGCGAGAATAGCTGTGGCCCAACTTGTTGAGCGGATACTGGAGTCCCGCTAAGCAACCCAAGTCCGGGGCTATAGAAATTCTGCCCAAGGTTATATGCTTGAGTGCCAAGTGAGGACGCTTGGCTAAGCAACCCAGACTGACGAGCTAGGCGTTGGTTTTCGATGTCTTGTGATAGCCCTGCAAGACCCATAGCACCTTGTTGCGCGATACCACCATATTGTGCGGCCTCGGCTCGGCGTTGAGCAAGGGCTTGCTCCCTGTTCATTACCTCTGCGGAAATCGCTGCATTGCCACCAATCCGTCCAGATGCTGCTGCGGCTTCTCTGGCTGCCTGCTGTGATGAGCGGAGTTGCTCTGGAGACAGGCGACCAGACCTTCCATATGCCTCTTGCGCTGCTTGAGTCTGAAGCGCAGACAAGCCGCCATATTGCTCCATTGCTTTTTGGGCAATCGGTGTAGCAGTATCTTGATATCCAGCCTGCATTTGACGAGCTTGCTCAGCAAGTCCACCCGCCGCCTCAACCTCACGGGCTTGTTCTGGAGAAAGCGATTGGAGCAGCCCACGAACTGTTCCTACATTGCGCCCCATGCCAGCAAACTCAAGAGAGCGAGCGAGATCCATCTGCTCTTGATTGAGGCGAGTGAACTGAGGGCGATACTGCTGTTCAAACGCCAGAATGCTTGGTAGCGATTGCTGATAGGCAGTCAATCCAGCACGAATGTCAGCACCGTAATCAACCTTTGGTGGGGCTACTGCTTTTGGTTTCTTTCCCATATGCGTGTTATTTAAGTTTGTTGTAAAATTCGTGCATGTCGTAGCACCTTATCCTATGGGAGTTCTTAAAGTCCCGTTGAAATGAAATGTATTGGAAGTCGGCCACAAACTTGCGTAGTGCCTTTTCCATATTTCCCGTGCAGATTGTGACAAACAATGTGTCAGAATGTTCAAACAAGCATGGTGTTTCTGGTGACTCAGAATCAGAGAAGTAGCACATGGAGAAAGAATCGTGATCACAAACAACAATGCCATGACACAAGTGCCATGTGAGAAGTTGTTGGAAGTCAATATCATTTTCTTCATAAATTGCTATTGCTTTAGCTAGGTGCCTGTTCATTCATACATGATGTTCACCGATCCTGCGTCGAAGGTGTCGGTGCCGTCGACGGTGGTAATGCGGAGGCGGTCGAGGGTTTCGGACAAAGTTTTGGTGCCACCTCCAGACAGCGAATAGGCTTGGTCAGCGTAACCCGCAGAAATTGCATAGATCCACACGTTTCCCGATATATTTAATAGCGTTGCAACTCCAGATGTTGCTGTGACGGCACCGACACCTAAGTTAAATAAAAAGCCCGAAGAAAATGCGGCTGCGTTCGACGTAGCGCCAGAGAAACCGATAGATCCTGCATAACCTGAATTTTCAATACCCCCAGAATCGCCAAGCTGTATCATTGGGTTTGATGAACCGTTTCCGCTAATTCCATTAAGCATCACCGTAATCCGCTTTACCCAAGACGGAATGCCGGTGAAGTCTATGCTGGTTCCACTGGTGGTGTTTTGCGCAATTGCAGATGTAAGTGGTTGGCTTAATTTTACTGGAGTTACACTAGAATCCGCAATCTTTGCTGTAGTTACATTGGAGTCAGCGATCTTTGCTGTAGTTACATTGGAGTCAGCGATCTTCGCTGTAACAACAGAATTTGACGCAAGCTCATTAGAGGTAATTCCACCAGCAGATACGGCAAGTTTACCCGGAGACACAACCTGCAAGGTGGTTCCTTGGATTGCGTCACCAGTAAATGTCGTTTCATCAATGATGTTATTCATCTTAGCACTGGTAATTGTGTCAGTGCTTGTAAATGTGTAGGTTGTATTTACAACTCCCATATTATTTTTGTGATAGAATTTGTCTGTTGGTGATGGAACCCGCCACTTGAATAGAGTGGATCTTAGGTGAACCAATAGTCCTTGTCAATGTGATAGTCCCAGTATAGCCACGCTGACCACCAAGTCTGCATCGGATGCTTGCGGTTTCAGCCTCGCCAGCGGTGCTGGGTAATAGAATCTGACCACCAAGGAATGTGGTGGTGGTTCCTATGCTTTCTGCTGAGTCTGGGTCTTCGGTGGCAAACGCAATGTCATACTCGCCAGTTTCCCCAGACAAGTTCTGCATCTGAACCTGTGCGTCTGTAAACCTCTTGCGTTCAAGGGTCTTGAAGTCGTACCCACGGCTAGTCACATACGAATTAATCGTGGGGGTGACCACATCTGTGCTTTCATTCGTGACGCTCAAGCGGTCTGTAGATGAGTCTGCAGCGTCAATTTGGTGTAAGCCGCCATTGGAGCTAACGGCATACAAGTTATTCCGAACCCCAGCACTTGCCGTGATGAAGTTCTTGATCAAAAACCTAGAATCTCCATAGGTATCAAGCGACTCCCAACCCTTGTTCAAGAAGTTGTAGATCAGAACCGCGTTATTTCCACGGGCATCATTTCCTCCAGCTACAGAATCCAACGGGACTGCGATGTAATAGCGGTTGTTGAAGTAAACCGCTACCGATTCACCTGCAAGATTCTTGTTAATGCGGTCAATATACGGCTGGATGTTCTTGGAAAGCGGTTCTTCTGTGCCACGAAGGTTGTAATCGTTAAGGAAGGTAAGCCCGTAAATGCCCTCGTCGGCCAAGAATAGCATGTTGTTAGCCTGCATAACCACGGACTTGCGAGCCAAACACCCAACCTCACCAGTAAGCTCCTTTACTACGGTGTCAGACAGGCTTCCTTGGGTCTGGGCCACAAGGTGGATGCTATTGCGGTTCAATACCACCAAAGAATCGTCGTAGAACCCGTGCATTGCCACCACATAGTCGGCAGTACCACCCGTGATTCGGAATTGATTTTCGATCTGGTCAAAGGTCGTAGTGTCTAGTAGGTCAGAAACCGCAATCTCGTCGGAAATTTTCCTGCTGGTGTAGACTGGTGCGCTAAAAGTTCCAGATTGGGAGTAGTAGAACGGAACGAACAACCTGCGCTGGAAGTAGGTGGCCCAAGGCGCACCGGGTTGGTGCATAAACCCACCGCCTTCTGTGAACCTACCGCCAAACTCAACCTGACCAGTGCTTCCGCTAGCCGATATGTTGGCGACTGGCGCAAGGAACTGGATGTTTGTTGTGCTCGCTGATGTTACTTGAAATTGTTTGCCAACAATCGCGGTGAACTCTGGAATGGTTGTCTCGTAAATTACAACTACATCACCAGCAAAAATTGTTAAGTTGCCAGTAATCGTCAAGGAAACCAAGCCGCTCGATACCGTAACATTGTTTCCACTAGAAACAAATGTTTGTGGCTGGGTGTAAGCACCACCGGGGGACAGGGTAAACCCATCAGTCATGGTGGCTACCGTGGTTACAAATGTGGTGCTAGTGGAAATCCCAGATGCCACAAATGTAAATGAGTCTTGGTCGACAATTGTTGCTACCGTGAATGTCCCATTTGGAGGAGTGCCACCAGTAAGCCCAGCGATAACCACGGATGCGCCAACAGTTAGACCATGTTCACGAACCTTCATTGTCACCACGGTATTTGGACTGGCGGTCGCGTTGGAGGACGCAGAAAGAATAGCCCTGCCATTAGGATACCACTCAAGAGCTTGTTGCCCATCCCGCATGATCATCACCTTGTCGAAGCACTGCAACATATCGCAGTTGCTCCCAACGGTGGCTCCCACGGGATACGGGATAGTCGTTGCCGTGTAGGGTGTCGTAGAAAGGTCGATCTTCTTCGCTAGAGTCTCCAGCGCAACGATGATGTATTCCTTGTTGGACTCGTTAGGGTCAGAGAACATGCAAGATGCCAACACATCGCTAGCAGCGGCATCGTTGATGTCGATCTGGGTAATCCTTGGAGTTGCTCCTAGTGCCACAGCAGTCACGCCAGTAACAGGAAAGGTCAACGTGTTCACGGTAGCCGCAGTCACAGCCTTGACCCCATTGTTATCCGTGCCAGTAAAGGTAATGCCGCTAACCGTGAGATTCCCAGCCACCCCAATGGCCAAACCATGTCCAGCCACGGTGATAGTTACTACATCAGCGGAATATGACACAGCGGTGATAGCCAAGTAGAATGGGCTTGGAAGGATGTGGAACGGAAGGTTCAACGGAGTGCCTCCAGTAGTCAGCACAGGGCTAACTGACACCACGCTCTTGCGCGGCCTCCAAAAACCCTCCATGCGTCCGTTAAGGCTCTCCCTCACCTCACCCGGTTCCAACTGGTTCAGCTGCATTCTCTGGTTTACACCAAAGAATCCACGGTCGTTATCGCTGCCGATAGCGTCATCTAACCCACCAGTGGATCGGAACTGCGACATTATGCGCGGTAACCAATAACAACACCAGATGTCACGGTAAAGCTGTTGATCGTACCACCAAGGCCGAACCCAGCAGGGATCGTAATGGTAATCAACTTGGAACCAGAATCCGTAAGGTTAGGCGCAGAGATTGCACTCAACACCGTGTCGTTTACAAACTGAACCCAACGGAACGGGCCTACAGCACTGTTACCAGCGTTGTACACTTGTCCACCGCCTTGACCTTGCAGATCGTATGAATCGCCTCTAGGCATAAAATAAATAAGTTATCAAGCACAAGTCCATCTCGCGCTCACACAACCAATTACCACAATCCCACACATAATGTCAACCATAAACACAAATGTTACCTATCTGGCACATTTAAGCACAATACACTAGACCTATCCACAAATAACACCGAACGGGAACTGCCCCATTGTAACAATTTTTGTGGGGTTGGTTTATGGATGGCAATAACAAAAAACTTTCGCCGGTCGACCCCCTCCCCCCGTCATACCTTAGCGTGGCGCTAATGATTTGTCCTGGTGTTCAAGCGAACAGTGTTCATGCGTGCAATGCCGGCAATGTAAACGATCGTTTGGATGTGATGCTTGAATCATGCGATTGGTTTGTGGATTGGCTCGCCGGAATACCTTACCAACTTACTAATGTTACCTGGCGAATGGAATGGCTCGTGCTTGTGGTATGTGTCACCATTGCCAACAAAATCTTTCTTGTTGACAACATCCGCGAATGTCTTTACCCTACGCTCCACGAGCGTAAAACCTTACTCCCAAGCCATCACGCCATAGCGGGATGTGCGAAGGGCATTCAAACTTTGTTATAAGTTCATCAAGCCTCGACCATGTCTCAAGCGCGGTTATTGCTTTTCTTGAATAGGTGAACGGGTTTCAGACGCTATCCATGTTCCCTTGCTTCTGCTTCTCTCTCCACTTTACTTC